CATTAGAAACACTCGTACACAAACTTAGAAAAGAACTCAGAGATAACTACCAATCAGTTGGCGATGCCATGATTGCTGGTGGTTGTACTAACATGGAAAATTATAAATACATGTTAGGTCAAGCACATGCTTATCAATCAATGGATCAAGCATTGACTGATATTTTAAATGAAACAGAAGATAAAAAGGAGAAAAAAGAAGATGAGCAAAGCAGAGACAACGTCATCGATGTCGACTTCAACGGAAGTTCCGAAGACTAGAATGGCGCTAGAAGAAAAATATAAAGACATGGGTTCAACAACAAAAAAATCTGTTGATGAAACGAATGTTGCAGATATTAAAGATGAATTACCAACCCCATCAGGTTGGAGATTATTAGTTTTACCTTTTACTCCAAAAGAGAAATCAAAAGGTGGAATTTTAATTGCACAAGAAACATTGGACAGATTACGAATTGCAGTTAACTGCGGTTATGTAATTAAAATGGGTCCACTTGCATACAAGGATAAAGAAAAATTTGAAACCGGTCCTTGGTGTAAAGAAGGAGATTGGGTGATCTTTGCCAGATATGCTGGTTCAAGACTACCAATAGAAGGCGGAGAAGTCCGTATTCTTAACGACGACGAGGTTTTGGGAACCATTAAAAACCCAGAATCTGTGTTGCATCATATATAACATAGAAGGAGTAAACTATGCCAGAAGAAGTAAGAAAAGAGGAACCTATGGTTGACATAGATTCGTCTGGACCAGACGCTGAAGTTGAGTTACAAGAAGAAGCGAATGAATCCAGCGAAGTTGAATCAACTACGGAAACTAGTTCTGATGCAGTGGCAGCAGAAACCAGCGACTCGCCACAAGACGCGAGCGACGAGAAGAAAGACGAAAAGAAAGAAGAATTAGAGGATTACTCACAAGGTGTACAAAGAAGAATAGCAAAGTTAACTAAAAAGTGGAGAGACGCTGAAAGACAGCGTGATGAAGCTTTAACTTTTGCTCAAATTCAAAAAAAGAGAGCTGAAGAATTAAATAAAAAATATTCAACTCTTGAAAGTACATCGGTTAAAGATAGACAAGAAAAAATCCAATCTTTATTAGATGCTCAAAAAGCAAAACTTGCTCAAGCAAGAGATGCTTTAGACACTAATGCAGAAGTGGAAATTTCAAAAGAAATAGCAAGACTAGGATATGAAGAGGCAAGACTTATGGAATTGTCAAAAGCTGCAGAAATGCAACCTAAGACACAAGAAGAAGAAATGCCTAATTTTAGTCAAGCACAACAACCTCAAGCACCTGCTCCAGATCCAAAAGCTGAAGCATGGGCTGCAAAAAATAGGTGGTTTGGTACAGATAGAGCCATGACTTATACGGCTTATGATCTACATAAAACACTTGTTGATGAGGAAGGATATGATCCTAAATCAGACGAATATTATGCAGAAGTTGATAAAAGAATAAGACTTGAATTTCCGCATAAATTTGGTACTAATAATGACAATCAAGGTGACTCGGCTAAACCTGTACAAACAGTAGCGTCGGCGACGCGAAGTACAAAAACTAGTCGCAAAACTATCAGACTCACCCCTACTGAAGTTGCTATCGCCAAAAAATTAGGAGTGTCATTAGAAGATTATGCAAAACAAAAAAAACTCATGAAGGAGGTTTAAGCATATGGAAGATAAAAATATAAAGACCCCTCGTGCGAGCCAGTCTAGAGCTAAAGATGTTAGACCACAGACTTGGACTCCACCGTCCGCATTGGACTCACCACCTGCGCCACAAGGATTTAGGCACAGATGGCTAAGAGCAGAAGTTCTTGGCTTCGAAGATACCAAAAATATGTCTGGTAAACTTCGAGGAGGATGGGAATTAGTGAGAGCTGATGAATATCCAGGAGAACATTTTGATTCTTATGCCGAAGGCAAATACGCAGGTGTAATCGGAGGCGGCGGCCTTGTGTTGGCAAGGATACCAGAAGAGATCGCAAAAGCGCGTGAAGAGTACTATAAAAAGTTAACTCAAGAACGTGATGAAGCAATAGCAAACGATCCTCTAAAGGACCAGCATGCAAGTATGCCTATCAATGCTGACAGGCAAAGTCGCGTAACTTTTGGTGGCCCTAAAAAATAATTTTTTAGCGATCCCAATTATGCGATACTAAACTTAAACTAAGGAGAAAAAATATGGCTAATGAAAGCTCAATCGGTTATGGTCTTAGACCAATCGGTAAAGTTGGTCAGAATAAAGACAACCAAGGTTTAAGTGAATATAGTATTGCTGCTAGTGCAGATGCTATCTACCAAAACGATATCGTTTTCCCACAGGCTGACGGTACTGTTGCGGTAGCAGCTGCAACTGACACGAACTTACTAGGTTCACTTAACGGTGTTTTCTTTACTGATCCATCAACACAAAAGCCGACTTATGCGAACCATCTGAAAGCAGCTAACACTGCTACAGATATCGTAGGGTTCATTTCTGATGACCCTTATGAAAGGTTTGAAATCAGATCGGCAGGAACAGTAGCAACTACAAGTGTATTCCTATCTGGAGACATTTCTTATGTTGCTGGTGATTCCGCTAACTATGTATCTAGAACAAAACTAGCTGCAACATTGATTACAGATGCAACATCTCAGTTGACTGTTATCGGTTTCTCAAAAAGAGAAGGCGATGGCGACGCTGCTGCGGTTAACCCGTCAGTAGTAGTTACTATCAATGAGCACTACTTTATTGGTTCTAGAAACGCGCTGTAATAGGAGGATTATAACTTATGGCTATATCAAGAGGACAACTAGTTAAAGAACTAGAGCCAGGTTTGAATGCACTATTCGGCTTGGAATACAAAAGGTATGAAAATCAGCATGCTGAAATTTTCGACAACGAAACTTCAGACAGAGCTTTCGAAGAGGAAGTAATGTTATCAGGTTTCGGAAATGCGCAAACTAAACCAGAAGGTTCTGGAGTAACGTTTGATAACGCACAAGAAACTTTCACTGCTAGATATACGCACGAGACAATTGCTCTAGCGTTTTCAATCACTGAAGAAGCGATTGAAGATAACTTGTATGACAGACTTTCGTCTAGATATACAAAAGCTTTAGCAAGATCTATGGCGAATACTAAACAAGTAAAAGCAGCTAACGTTCTAAATAATGCGTTCAGTTCATCATTCCCTGGTGGAGATGGACAACCATTATTAGATCAAGCTCACCCAACAATTGCAGGTTCGTTCAGAAACGAATTAGCAACTGCTGCTGACTTAAACGAAACTTCATTAGAGCAATCATTAATTGATATTAATGCATTCACTGATGAAAGAGGTTTAAAAATTGCAGCTAGAGGAGTGAAAATGATCATTCCAAGTGAATTACAATTCACAGCGGAAAGATTAATGAAATCTGCTCAAAGAGTTGGTACTGCTGATAATGATATCAACGCAATCAATAACATGGGGATGATTCCTCAAGGTTATGTAGTGAACAACTACTTAACTGATACTGATGCGTTCTTCATTAAAACTGACGTTCCAAATGGAATGAAAATGTTTACAAGAGCAGCTATCAAAACTGCAATGGAAGGTGACTTCGATACTGGAAACGTAAGATACAAAGCTAGAGAAAGATACAGCTTCGGTTGGTCTGACCCTAGAGGTATGTTCGGTTCTCCAGGAACTGCGTAATAAATACTTGTTAATAAAGTATTAATTATTTGGAAAGGCCCCTTTACTGGGGCCTTTCTTTTTTATAGAAAGGACGAACCATGACAGGAAAATATTTAATAAAAATCTTCACAAAAGAATGGCAAACAAAGTTTGAATTAGAAACAGAAAGCTCTATGATAACCATTCAACAAGTGCATAAAGAAATCATTGACTATCTGGGAAAAAACAGTATAAACTGGGAGCCGAACAAGTTAAAGTACAATGGTACTAACAAGTTCTATATAACCTATGAGGAGGTTAAAAATGGCTCAGGACAACATGGTGTTGTTCGCTCAGAAACTGAAGCTCGAATCTAAGTGGAACGAGTTGTTTCTTCAAAACGGCGGAATGGTAACACCAGAAATGTCAGTTCTTGGAGATGAGATTAAGCAAGTTATTCGATCTATCTTAAAGAATCAAGAGAGTCCTAGAAATATTAGAGATGGTGAAAATCATCTTTATGCTGGTTAACTAGGATATCTTTTTAATTAAAAGTGGTTTCCGCTCATAAGGATAGCTTGCACTCTACAATAATCTACTATATAAATTAATCACTATACAAATAAATTGGTACAGACGCGTATAGTCGACGGCCTAGAGACTGTATCAAATTAACTAGGAGGATAATACTATGGCAAACACAACTTTTTCAGGACCGGTCA